TTTAAGTCTTGGTTCTGCTCTCCACAATAATACGCTATTAACTTATTTATCTCCGCCTTATTTACTTTAAACGTATCCCACGCTTTTTGTATTACATCTTTTATGGTGTATGGCGTTATCTTTTCATCTATTATTATTTGTTTTCTTCCTTTTTGCTTTCCAACTAATAACTCATCTATTACAGGCACTTATCTTTCACCCCTTTTTTCTATAAAAAAAGTAGCCAAAATGATTTTACTCACCTTTGGCTACTTAAGCACTAATATTTATTTAATTTCAAAATTTTCCTTGCATTTTCTACACCAAAACAAAATTCCTCTTGTATCAGCCCATTCATACTTCCTGCAACATAAATTTCCGCATTTAGTGCATCTTATTTCTTCTATTCTATTTGTTTTTTTGGTCTCTTTCGTATTTTCCATACTTTTCTCCTATCCTCAATATAACACCAAATAATACTTTTTGTCAACCTATATTTTTCTATATTCCTAACATATCTCTACTTATCGTACTTACAGCTTTTCCTACCTTTGCATCTACTCCTAATACATTCGTTGCTAACATACTTAGAGAATCGACACCGATCATCATGTTGCTTTGTCCTTACATTCTTCGCTGTACTTTGATTAAATGCAAATACCTCATTTAAAGCCTCATTAAACTGTTTATCTCCTCTAATACTCTCTCTTATAGGTATTACTAACCTATATTCAGACGCGTCTGCTCCTTTTATAAACCCTTGTGCTGCTAATATCCTATCTAATTTTGATTTATTCGTTGGCGATTTCGCACTCGTTACATAACACACATATCCTCGCTTCTTTAACTCCTTTTCTACCGCGTCTGCATACATATCTCCTCCATTATTAGCCTCAAAACACACATACGTTACTCCATATGTAATTATCGCTTCCACAACTTTCGGTATCGTCTCATCTTTACTTCCTTGCACAAATACCCAATGCCTTAATATACACTCTCCATTCTTATATTCATCTATTATTGGCAATGACAAGTGGTCGTCGCCTCCCCACGCTACATCACACGCTGCTACCGTCCTCTCATACTCTACCTCATTTCTCTCATACGTTCTTAAATCATACTTCTTGAACTCTTCCTCAAAAAACAACAATCCCGCCCTCTCAATAGGGTTCTGCTGTATCAAACAACTAAACGATACCGGATCCATTAAGTCCTTATCCTCATGAAACATCTCCGTCGTTATCGCATACCCATACTTATAATTGAAATTACTCTCGTCTTTCTCGTTTAACCCTGGTATCCTTATCTGTATCAGTCTCTCTGGCTCATGCTCCTCATAATACTTTATCGTCCTACTTAACGGGTCATTTATACTGAACATTGTCCCAACTAACAACATCTTACATCTTCCTTGCATACGCTTCTTTATCGTTCCTGTAAATTCTACCCACTTCTTGTCCATTCCGTTGTATTTATAAAATCAATATAAACTTAATGCTTCTCAGAACTCTCTTTCGCATATTGCTACTCGAGTTTGTATAGTTCTCCACATTTAGGTAGCAACGACTACCCATTACTTATAGCTTCTCTTCATTTTAAGCTATATAGTTTTTTAAGTTTATAGCAGCATTCAAATCTCTATCTATCTCTAAACCACATTTACATCTATAAATTCTATCCTTTAATTTCAAATCTTTTTTTATTTCTCCACAACAACTACACATCTTTGAACTTGGATAAAATCTTCCAACTTCAACAAACTCTACTCCACTCCATTTGCATTTATATTTCATATAATCTTTAAATTTGCAAAAGTTTTGTTCATTTATTGCTTTCGTTAAATGTTTGTTTTTCATCATTCCTCTTACATTCAAATCTTCCATTACAATTCTTTTCGGTAATAATTCTACTAACTGATGTGTAACTTGATGTAAATAATTATTTCTAATATTTGAGATTTTTCTATATATCTTATAAGACTTTTTTTCTGCTTTTATAATATTCTTCGTTTTTATATATTTCCCATTTTGCTTGTTTTGTTCATATTTTCTTGCAATACTTTTTTGCAATGTCTTTAACTGCTTATTTAATTGCTTCATCTTTTTTGTCTTGTTTATATTATAAAATTCTAAGCTATTATCTCCATAAGATACTACTGCGAGTTTTTTTATTCCTAAATCTATCCCTAAACTATAATCATTTAATTCCCTTGCTTGGTTCTCGCACTCTACACTAAATGACAAAAAATACTTGTTTATTTCTTTGCTTAATCTTACATCTATAAATTTATGTTTCCCTATTGGCAATTTAAAGTCCGTTTTACATTTTACAACTCCAAGTTTTTGAATCTGTGCATGTCTTGAATCTTTAAAATAAAATCGATTCACGCAAACTGGATAAATTTTCTTAGATGCTTTTTTGCTTTTATATTTTGGATAGCCACTATTTTTTCTAAAAAAATTTATAAAACTTTCATTTACATCTGCACACACTATTTGTAAACTTGTACCAGACACTTCTCTTAACCATAAATAGTCTTCTTGCCTCTTTAATGGTGTCAAACTTCTTATCATATCATACTTTTTTATATATTTGTTTCCTTTTTTATAATTTTCAGTTTGCATTTCCACCATATAATTATATATAAATCTACAACAACCAAAATGCTTCTCTATAAGTATTTTTTGTTGTTTATTTGGATAAATTCTTATTTTAAAACCCTTAATCATATTTTTTCACCTTCTTTCTAAAAAAGAAGTTTATACAAATATGCTTTACGGAGCTTTTATTGTCGAGATAACCTCTCCATATAACATACTTGTATAAACTTCTTATACTTTTTATTCTTGGTTATCTTCGACATTGTTACTATATCATATTTGTACTATCATTTCAACTTTTTATTGTGAAAAAATATCAGAACGCTACTTCTGTTATGCTAGTTTGTTCTAGCCACTCTCTTTCGAGTCGTGCGTAGACTATATCATCACCCTATCTCTAGGGGCACACCACTTCGAGCTCCAATCACTTGAACCCTACTCCTCTTAACGAGGATAGTCGTTGAACCTTCCTTCTCAGGCTTGGCTGCTGATTTTCCATTGCTTTAACACTTAGGATTTAACCTTATGCCATCTAACTATTTTTTTTTACTTTCGTAACTATCACACTTATATCTTTTTAGATATTATGTTGTAGTTTAGTTAGCTTTAGGAGTTTCCAGCATTTCAATGTGTTATTTTTCATATAAATTACTTTATACGGATACTATTCTTGCTTTGTTTAATATCTTTATTTGACGCTTCCTCTATATCCTTCACTAAATCGTCCGCATACAATATATTATGCGCTCTCGTTCTTCCTGTTACTGAACCATCAAACCCTACACAATACAATGTGTACTCTGAATGCGGTCTCTTCCTATTCTCCTCGTCTGTATAATCTAACGACAATGTCTCCCCACTTTTATATATTTGCCTTAATTTCGGAAATATCTTCCCATAATTCCCTAAATCATCATGTATTAACGCATCTATTCCATTATAAAACTTGTCCTTCGCTATCGCAGCACTATACGATATCATCATATTCGGTAATTCTGGGTTCTTCCCTATCGCCCAACTCATAAACCTCTTACTTACCTCCGTCTTTCCTGTCCCCTGCGGCATCGAAAGCGTCATTATCGGTCTGTCTTCCCTATAATAAAACTTACTCATCTCCCTCGCTACTCGATTAAGCACACTCGTCCTCGGCGCTATAAACTGCTTCTCCGCCGGTATCCCAAATTCCATAGCTACCAAATAATACTCAAACAAATACCTCCCTAAATAATAATACGTCTCCTTCATTACATTCCATAATTCTACCTGCTCCTCTCCTTCCGCTGCCCTTATCTCATCATTTATCGCTAACGCTATCGCTATCCCTATCTCTATACTCTCACTATATCTTAACTTCTTCTCCTCACAGTCGTACTGCACCTTTTTTACCTTTTCCTTATCCTCTATTAGCCCTAAATTATACCTCATTATATTCAAATACTTTAACCTATCCCCCATGCTCATCGGCGTATTCACCTCAAACAAGTTATACCTTATCTTCCTTACTTCCGCCTTTAACCTCTCATAGTCTATCTCTTCTTCCATCTTCTGCTCCTCCTTCCTTGCCCTCTCGGGCAACCCAATTAAAAGGGTAATTTTATAGTCGTACTACATCTTATCTATACCACCTTCGCTCAACTGCGTTTCGCTCTGCTAATATCATTATGTTTTTTTATTCCATAAAAACACATATTAATACCACCTTCGTCCTCTCTTTCTCTCCTCTACCTCTATTCCATATGCCTCTCCGCAATATATCCAACACCACTTGGTTACTACTCCTTCCTACTCTTCTACTATCCTCCACTAACGCCTCATACAGCTTTGACGGTATCCTTATACTTCGTTTTATAGTCTTCTCTTCATTCATTTTTTCTCTCCTCCTTTGCTCCCTTTATATCACATTTATTTTTGTTTGTCTATTATGTGGTGGCATTTTTGAAATTTCGGTGGGCGCTTGAGGGGTTGAAAAGGCGCTTTGCACAGATTCCCAAAATAGGGGTAGGGGTAGCAAGGTGCAAGGCTTTCAAGGTGTTAAAAACAAACGTTTTAAAGATGAAATAAAAACATGAATAAAAATATATAAAACAATATGTAAAGTATGCGCCTCTTCTGGAGACTTAAAAAGTTTTGGAACGTAAAAACAAAATAAAAAACTTGACAAAATTTACATTTTATACTTGACAAAATATACGCAACGTGCTATAATATATATAGATAAAGAAAAGAACACTATAACAAGATGAACAGTAAAAAAATAAAAAATGAAAGGGGTTTTTATTATGAAAGAGAAAAAAATAAAAATGTATGTAAATTTGGAGGATTTAAACGAGTACGAGAGAGAGCATAATAGAATTAGTTACAGAAGATTAGTAGATAGAATAAGCAACGGCGACATTTGGCTATTTAATAACGCGCCAAAATTAGCAAATTATGATTTTGAATTTGAAATTAACAATGAATATGATGAGGAGACGGGCGAATATACGGACATCTATCAATATTATTTAATTGCTATTAATAACTATATGTTAGAAAAGTTGAAAGAATTAAATATAAAAGATGTTATCATTGCATACAGTGAAACATTGGAAGAGTATGTGTTATTAGTTGACCACTTTGGAACAAGTTGGGATTATGTATTAACAGATATTGAGCCAACAGACAACTACGACGAAGCAGATCTATAATTGAAAGTGAGGTGTAGTAATTATGAAAGTAAAAGATATAACAAGACAAGTAAACGATCCAAAAATTGTGTTTGAATTAAAATACACAATAAAAGAAGGTGGCGGATCTTTAGGATTCTACAATAAGAACGAATTATATTACAATGACAAATTGCACAACATGACAGTAAAAGGAATCAACATACAATATTATAATAATACAAGATATTTAGTTTTGGAGGTGAAATAGTATGAGAACAGAAACAAAAACTATAAAAATTTATAATTTTGATGAATTGAGCGAAGACGTAAAAAGAAAACTAATTGAAAAAGAAATTGAATATCAGCACGAAGCATATTGTGAGGATTGGTTAAAAAATGACATGGAATACAAGGCGGAAGAGTTGCTAAAAAAATATTTCAAAAATAATAATGCAACCTTGAATGACGTTTATTATAGCTTGTCTTATTGTCAAGGCGACGGTGCGATGTTTGAGTTTGATTTATATTACTATAATAAATATGTAAAAATCAAACATTATGGACATTATTACCATATGCGTAGCTTTATGATTGATACTTATGAGCTAACAGAAAAACAAGAAAAACAGTTGAAAGAAAAAGTTTTGAAAATGTTTGAAGAGTTTGAAAAGTACGGCTGGGACTTAGTAGATTATAGAATCACAGAAGCGGAAGCAATAGAGATATTACAAGAAAACGAATATCTTGAAGATGGAACAATATATTAAAACGGAGGTAAACGAATGAAAAAGATAATAGAAAAAATAATTAAAATATTAGGATTTTTAGCAATAGAAACGGGGTTCATATACTTAATGTTATGTTACTTGTTAACATACAATTATTAAAACGGAGGTGTTGAAAATGAAAATGTTGGGAGTATATAAAGACACAGACGGAAAAATTAAAAATAATATATATTATAGTTATGATTTATGGTTTAGAGATACATTTTCACCAGAAACGGAAACAATCGCACAAATACCATTAAAAGTTAGCGGTAAAACATACCAGGAAAAACAAGAAGATTTAAGGCAAAAAGCTATTGAATATCAAAATACATGGAGTGAAACAACATGGAGCTATGGCGAAATTTT